GCATCTTTCCAAGCTTCTTCTTCCGTTTCAAAATCTGAAAAATCAATGTTGTTATATATATTCAATACCTCATTTAATAATGCAAAAGGGAATGAAATCTTATTTTTAATCAAATAATTAAAAGCATCTGTAAAATATGAATCAATTTCAACTAATTTTTCATCGACTAAAATTTTAATTCCTCCATTATGTTCAACATAAATTGAATAATTATCTTTATGGTATTCACAACCACATATATTTTTTTCTGAATAATCTAAAAACTTAGCCATTTTATCTTCTATCTAAAATTAATAATATTAAAATCCATATTTTTCTGAATATCTTGCGGATAATTGTTCCGCCACCATAACCGCCTTTCATACCTACCCTCTTTTAGTTATTAAACCCGTAACACTTGTACCATTAAAAGAAGTATAAAAAGCATCTTGCGTTGGTGTGTATGTTGTTGGTACAAATCTATATCTTAACGTTCCATTCAGTTCGTAATTATACACATCGCCACCTGTTATAGCTGCGTTTAATGTAGGTATTACGCTCCAATTTGCAACTAAATATTCCCAACTAAACGCCCATTGAGTAGCGTAATCAGTAGCACTTGTTTTAAATAGTTGCATTCCTGTTGTGCCTCCTATTGGTACGCCTTTTACTTCTAAACTAGCTAGCCATTGTGCTTCCGTTCCTACAAAGCCATTAGCAACTGCTATTTGATAAGCGCTTAAACCTTGCGCCCCTAATCCCTCAGCTATAATAGTAACCTGAGTGCAATTGTCATCAATTACAATGGTAACTAAATTTTCTGTAGGTTCTATAATAACCGTTACATCATCTTCACACATCTTGACAAATTTTCCAATAGTTAGTAAAGTAAGTTTTTTTAACGTTGGCGCCAGTGATTAACTGCACATCAAAGATATAATTAAAAGCCGGATAATTCATATCTCTAGGTTGTAAAAATATTTGCCCATTCGCAGGATTTGGAATTGTAATCGTTCCATCTTCACTCGAAAATAAAAACGTTGCATTTTGTCCTGTACCTTTTTTGAATGGAATTATAACTTTACAATTAGTTAAGTTCATAGCGGTTTTAGTTGTACCAGTTCCGTTATAAAAAGTCATTTTTAAACCCGTAAAAGTATCGCCTTTTTTTATGTCTTTGAAAAAATTGTTATTTGTACAGCTCATCTTATCCTATTCTTGAAATTCTGAAATTCTTATTTTTTACTTCGCTATTGCAATGAATGTATAAAGCAATGTTGTTTCTCATTATATATTTTTCTACGTTTAACCAAAGATTAAAAGCGTAGTTACAATTGTGTTCGTATAACGTTTTTTTCATTGGATAATCCACTTGTTTAGAAACGTCGCTATTTAGCTTTTCTTTTAAACCGAAAGCCGTATCTATAACATCGCCATACAAACTATACCTTGCATAAAAATAATGCACTAAAACCGCTTTTAAACCTACATTCGTATAAGTTATTCCGTTGTATTCGTAAATATTACCATCTAATAACTCGGTATAATTTTCTGTATTGTTTAAAATATCGTAATACAACTGCTCACCAAGCAAAGGTAATAAATCTACCATTTGCGATTGCAATATTAATTCATTCATTTTATTGTTATGAATTGAATTACTTAACTGCTTATACTGTTGTATTTCGCCACGTGTGATTAATGGTGTTGTTATCATACTATTGTGTTGTTAGGTGCTGGCGGAGCGATTAACGGTTGTATAAAAACATATTGTCCATTCCACGTTGGTAAATTTTGAACAATATCGTTTATAATAGTTTCTAATTTATTACGCTCTTTTGACGTGTTTTCCCAATACATTTTCTTTGCTTCTAATAAACTTGCACCGCTATTGCCAAACATTGCACTATCAGGTGATTTGACTAAAGCAACGGGCAAGTTATTAAAAGCCATAAGAATATTTTTACTAACTGAATTTTCAGTGTACTCAAACATTTTATCGTTTAAATCCGAACTAATAGTTTGAATTTTAAATATCGTATCTATTCCGTTTATAAAGTCAGGGCTTTCAATCATTAAAGCACCACCTGCATTTTCAGAACCTATAAAACTTTCAATTGTTTTTTTAACCTCATCCGCTTCGGCTTGTCTTTTCGCAAATTCTCTATTACGAACCAAATCCCCAGCATCATTTAAAAGCATTTCCGGCTCATCATTTGAAACTAACGGAGGTGTCATTATAATTTGCTTACCAAAGAAACCTTTACGCAAAATCATATTTTTGTAAATAGCCGCTTGACTTTCAGAATCGCAATCGTTTAAAACTGCATCTATTCGTGAAAGTGGATAAAAGTATCTAGTATCTAAATTGATATATAAAACCTGTCCTTTGTATTTTTCAATAGATCCAGCTTTTTCAATTTGTGATTGTACTACAGAAACGTTTTTATTAAATACGTCAAAAGTTATTTCTTTTTCTTTTGCGTTGCTCCAATCGTTTTTAAATAGTATTTTACCATTATAGAAGTTGCTATCTTTTTTACCTAAACGAATTTTTGTAAAATCAATAACTTTTGGATTAACCGCTTCAATATTTAAGTTATAATCAAAATGAATAGCCACACCTCTTTGACGTGTTAAACTATCTGCTACATCAATAGCAAATTCAATTAATTTTTGATTGTCATTAATTTGAAAATTGTCAGACTCTCCAAAACCTTTTCCAATTAAGTATTGCACCATCATTTCAGATGCCATTTTAGCGGTTACGGAGTTGTTTATAATTCTATCTATACGCTCAGGATATGCATTATCCTCACCATTTTGATAGATTTCTAATTTTTTATCCCACGTAACCAGCCTTTTAACTATGTCTAAGACTGTAACTTTCATTATTTACGTGGTTTTCTTTGTTTTTTTGGCGCTTCTTCTACTACTTCTGTAGTGATATTTGTAGGATATACCTCAAATAAATCCTCCATTTTAAAGTTTGGATTGATTTCTTTGAAGCGTTTGATTAACTTTTCAGCGTATCGGTCTGTAAGATTTTCATTTGTGATAAAAATAGAGCCACCAAATTCTAATTGTAAGCCCTCTCTTTTTTTGTGCAGTTGGTAATTTGAAGTATTTTCCATTGTGCTGTACTTTTTTATAAATTCTCTATGATATGCAACGATACATTTTTCACATCCAGCGTTTACAGTTTCAATAGAAAATTCTGTTTTGTAATCTATTAAGAATAATTTTAAATAAGGAACATTATCGGCAGTTTTCCCACCGATAATTAGTTCCACATTCATTTCATGCCACTTATGATAAGAATTTAGCATCGAATGCTGTCTTAGTAGTAGCGTAATCAGTTTCCAATAATGTCATTGGTACGATTGGCTCTTCATATCCTTCAGTACTTTCCAAAGTAAATGAAATTGTACCGTCGTTTTCTTTTGAGTTGTATGTCAAAGTCATTAACTCTAATCCTGATTTGTATCCGTAAACTTGAAATGCATCAGCGTTAGCCGCACCTTTCCATTTTTGCTCAACTACAACTACATATTTACCACCTTCTGAAAGTAAAGTAGCTTGTAATTTGTTTGCAGCACTTGGATTTAAGATAACACCTGTAAACATATGTTTAAATTTATCTGGTCCAAATTCTTTTTTAACCAATTCGTAACTAGTACCATTGATTTGTTTAACTCCCTGCAATAAAAAGCCAACTTTTGTTGCTTTTAATGCTAGGTTAGTCATTAACGTTTTATTTGTTGCACTAATTGTAGTAGTAGCAATGTTTATATCTTCAGCATTGATTAACAATACATCAGTTTCTAAACCTCCAATACTAGGGTTATCACAATCAAATAAAATATTTGCGGTTATTAATCCTTCACAAGGCATATTTTTATTTTTTAAAAGTTAAAATTAAGTAGTGGCTTAAATTAATAAGCCGCTACTGTCATATATTTCTCTAAGTGTTTAGCATCGATAGTGTAAACAGCATCGATAACATTCACTTTGTGATATTGGTCATAGAAAGCATCTAACGTACCAAAGTCGTCAGTTGATAAAGTACCAATTTTTAAGTTCATTGGAGTTGATAAAACCGCTCTGTGAGGTAAGTTCCATTTAGTTCCATTGTCTTGGTAAGCTGCAATAGTTCTATCCCAAACCTCAACTTTTACAACTGGAATACCTCTGTAAGTTAAAGAAACTTGTCCGTTTTCGTTAATCATTGTATTACCAGCTCCAGAGTTTTGTAATGATTCTAAATCATTTAAGTAACCATCCCATAAAGTTCTAGTTACATAGAATTTAGCAGAACCACTATCTAACAATCTTGAATCAGCTTTTGCGTACATAGCTTTTAAAGTTGCAATTGCATCACCTGAAGCTAAAGCTTGTAAAGCATAAGATGCAGCAGCATTTTTAGTAATTGCTACATATTTAGAATCTGTAGTTGGAATTTCAGTAAAGATTTGTTTAAAGAATCCGTTGTAAGAATTAAAGAAACCTAAATCAGTACCTACTTTGAAAACACCAGCACCAGTTGTTAAAGCAGCCGCTGTATCTGAAAACCAAGTCTCACGGATTAAATTCTCGTTGAATCCTTCAACAACTTTTGCAACTAAGAAGTTACCTACTACGTTGTTAGAACCTTCAATTACATTGTAAAAGTCAGGATTCATTTTCGCCATTTGACGGATCAATTTGTCTTGTGCGTTTACGTCAGCAGAACAATGTTCTAATCTGAAGTCTTTGTCTACTGGTGTCCACGTTTTCTCAGTAAGTGCAACACCTGCTACTGCATTTGGTGTACAACCTGTAACGGTTTTTCCTAATAATCCCATACGTCCAGCGAATACGATTTGCTGATTGTATTTAATACCTTGCTCAATGTCGTGTAATTCATTAAGTGCAGGATCGCCAAAAGTTAATTCATTAATTACTTTTGACCAGTCTTTAAGTTCATCTCTGTTAAAAGCAAAACTTGATGTAATTTCTGATGCCATTTTTATTTACGTCTTTTAGTTTTTAAATTTTCTAATGCAGATAAAGCGCTGTTTGTAATAACTTCATCTTTTTTGTTTTCTTTTTTCTCTTCTCCGTTAAAACGTGAAGTAATACCAGCTTTCAATTCCTTAACTTCTTTTACGATGTTAGTAATTTGAGCCTCTTGTTCTGAAATTGTAGTTGCGTTCGCTTGTAATGCAGCTTCTTTTTCCGCAAGTTGTCTTTTCAATTCGTCAATTTCTTTCATTGCTGAATCTTCTTCTACAACTCTAATCTCTTGTAATGCACCCGCTGAAAATACATAAGTACTTCCGTCTGGCATAATGTACTCACCCTCTGCAGGTTGTCCGTCTACTGTAGCCATTGCACCAAGTTCAGGAGTTTCCCCTTCTGCTACTTCTGCAAAGTCTATACTAACTCCGTTCGCATCTTGTAAAATTATATTTACAACCTTCTTTTTGAACGAGTTAAGAATCGAGGTAAATTTTTCCTCAATCCAACTTTTGTCTTCTTTTGTCATTGGTTTATCATTGTTTAAATTAAGATACGCTTTTGCAAGGATTGGCTCGTTTAATAACGTTGCAAATCCTAGTGATGTCGCTTGGTCTTCTGTAAGCCAAGTTTCATTTTTTAATAACGGTTGTAATGCGTCGGCACTTAAACCTGTTTGTTGTGAATAAAATTTAATCAATCTATTTTCACAATCCCTTACGCTTTGTGCGTACTCTTCAATTTGGTCTGCTGTTCCATCAATACCACCCATTGGCGAGTGTATCATAAATTCAGTTCCTGTAGTCAATATTCTTTTATCTCCAGCCATAAACACAACAGTAGCAATTGAAGCAACTAAGCCACTCCCTACAGTTGTAATTGGTAAGCGTAAAGATTTAATGTAATTGAAAATATCAAAGCCTGTATCTACAACACCACCTTCTGAATTAATATGTACTCTAAAAGAAAGTGCCTCAGGTTGTGCCTTTACTTGTTGGATTATATCGATTAACTCCACGCCCTTTTGGGTTTCAGTAGTTCCGATTTGACCGTTAATAAAAATAGTTCCTTCCATACCTACAAAATTAAGTATAAGAAGTCAATACATTTAGACACAAATTTGTCTTAAATTACTATGTATCAATAAGTAAATTTGAGTATGATACTATTTATAATTTCATTTATTGCGTTGGTTTATTCTTTGACTGTTCAAAGTAAAAGAGCTATAAAGAAAATGCAAACACCAGCTTATAAAAAAACTCCCGAATATCAGGAGTTTGAAAAGCAATTAAATGATATATTAATTAACCATAAAGTTAATAATTCTCAAAATAGTTTTTTCTGAACAATTATATTTTTCCGAAGTGTAAGTTACTGAAACCGATTTCTTATTAAATTTCAATTCGTTTAAATAAAATTCGTACACTACTAACCAATCCATTACTTTAACGTGTATTATTCCACGCCTAACCATTTCTAAAAATTGGCTTTGTGGAATAGCTTTTAAAAAATCGTAGTTTACCATAATTGTTTTGGACAAAATTCTAATTCACTTCTAATCTTTGCGCTTATAGGGCAATAACATAATGCACAATAATGTCCTTCAATTTCTTTTAAGTCATCTTTTATAAGTGCCAATAGTTTGCCTTCTTTACATTCGTTACATTTAATGCATTGAGCAGCTCGACTTTCTGCCATTGCTTCAGTAACCTCACTTTTTTCAATGAAGTTACCCCACCCGCTTAAAATGTTTGTTATTTTCACTTTGCTAATATACTATAAATTTGCACCATTTACAACCTGAGTATATCTATTGCCTACGGTTTGTATTTCCTCAACCGCAACTACTGGAGCTGGCATACTCGCTATTGCATCAACAACGTTATCAATATTCATTGTTTCAGGGCGTACGCCTTGTGTAATAATTCCACCACCTGCAAAGAAACCGCCATTACTTCTACCGCTACTATGTGAGTTATTAAAATCCATAAACGATGCAAACGCATTACGGTTTAATATTCCTATTCCTTCGCCTGCTTCAGCTTCAAATTGTGTACCATCTTCGCCCCAAAATTTAGTACCTCCAGCGCTATGTCTTTTACCTCCAATTTCTTGAATACCTCCTTTTTCAAATTTTGGTGTAGCTGGTGTTTTAGCACTTGCTATCTTTGCTACTTGTGCTACAGTTGTTGCACCTGCTGCTATTATTGCCGCTGTCATTGCGAAACCACCATCGAATTTAGGATATTGCGCTAAAATAGAAGTAATAGCCATTGCGCCATTAATACCAGCTTGAACCAAAGCTAATTCTTTTGATTGTCCAAATAACGAACCAACAGCACCTGCAATATTATTTAAACCACCTAAAGCAGATTGCACTTGTTGAATTTGTCTTAAGTTATCTAATTCAGCTTTTTTATCATCTGCGTTTTTCTTAAACGCATCAAATTGTTCTTGTGTTATTTTTTTATCTGTTAGTAATTTTGTAAAACGAGCCATTTCAGTTTGGTAATCTTGCTCGGCTTTTATTGCATCTTCTTCAGCTTTTGTTTCTGCTTCTGCTAAAGCTACTTCTTTGTCAATTGCTAATTGCTCCGCCTTTTGTGCTTTGATTTGTTCCTCAAGTGTTTTCTTATTTGCTTGAATAGTATTATCGGTTTCACTTGCAATCTTTATTCTTTCAGTTTCAAATTCTAATTCAGCAACTGTTAATTGTTCGTTATTTAATTTTTTAGCTTCTAATTTCGCAACGTCAACTTCTTTATCTTTTGCTAAATTTTCAATTCTTTTCTGCTCAATTAGTTTTAACCTTTTTTCTTCTTCTGCTACTAATTCAGCGGTTAAATTTTCAGCACCTATTAATTTAGATTTGTTAGTTTCTAAAAATAAATTTAATTCAGCGTTTGCAAATTGTAAAAGTGTATTGGCTTGCTGTTGCGCATAGTTTTGTGAAAGCTGTAACTTTGATAACTCAAATTGCTCTTTTGAAATTTTACCTTTATCGTATTGTAATTTTAAATTTGCGTTTTCTTTTTCAAATAATTGCTTATTAAAATCTGCGGTCTCTAATGCTGTTTTTTGTTTAGCGGATTCCGTAGTTTTAAATAATTCAATTTGAATATTTGACTTTGCAATTAAATCGTCGATTTCTTTTTGGCGTCTAGTTTGTGCATCTTGTGCCGCTTTTTCACTTGCTGCTTTTGCTCTATCTGCGTTTGCTTGTGCTTCATCTTCAATCTTATTTCTTTTTACATATTGCTTTTCTACGTTTACAGATACTTCGTTTTCTAATGCTATAGCTTTTAAACGTGCTTTGTTTAATGCTTCAAATTCTTTATCGTAATTACCTCCTCTACTTTCAGCTAATTCCTTAGCACCAATGCCTTGCTCTTTTAATAGTTTTCTTTCCTCAGCTGTAAATTGTGCTTTAACCGCAATTTGACCCCTTGCAATTCTTACCTCTTCATCTACTATTTTTTTACGCTGTTGAAAGTCTGCCTCTTCTTTTTTAATAATCTGGTCTGAAATTGCTAAACGTTCCTTTTCTGTTTTGGTTCTATCTTTTAATTGAACATTTAATTTATTTATTTCTGCTCGGTTTCTTGCTGTTGTTACCTCTTGCGCTTGTAATACGTCGTCAAGGTCTTGTTGTGCCTTTGTTAAATTTGCTGTTTCTTTTGCAGCACTTGACATTGAACTACCCAAACCACTAAAAGCATCGCCTAATGATTTTGTACCATTAACAACTGCTAAAACAGTATTCTTAATTACATTTAAAACAGCCCCTAACGCTGCGACCGCTTGTTCCGCTTTGTCAACTACAGGCTGGAATGTTTTAAAAACAGATACCAAAATTCCTAATGTTAAAGCAATAGCCGCTATAATAGCACCAATAGGAGTTGCAATAAAAGCTAATGAAGCGGATATCATTCCACCGATTCCACTAATAACACCTGTTAAACCTGCTTTTACTAATGGTAAAACTCCTCCAGCATCTTGCGCTCTTTGATTAAACCCAGCTAAACCACCGTTTAATGGGTTCATACTTTGGGCAGCATCTTTTATACTTTCAGAATAATTACCTATATTAATTTTTTGCTTTAAATACTGGTCTGCATTTTCTTTTATAAAATCGTTGTTTTGATTTAATTTAGCATTTAATGCGGTTAGTTGCGCTTGTCCTTCTTTTGTAGTAACATTCGTTTCGTTACGCATTTTATTAAGTAACTGATTTTGTTGACGTGCCTCAGCAATAGATGTTACTTCTGTATTTAAAGCCATTGTTACAAGTTGCGCTTGATCCGCTTGTGTTTTAGTTGCTTGTCCACTTTCTTGTATTACTTTTACATTTGAAGCATAGGCACTATTTAAAGATTTTAAAACCGCTTCGTTTGCTACAAACGCTTCGCTAGTAGATTGCCCACTTGCAGCTAAATCCTTTTGTGTATTTTTAAGCGCATCAATTTCTTTTTTTAAATCTGAAGTAGATTTTAAAAGTGCGGTGATGTCAATTTCTAATTCTGCTATAACTACCTTTGCCATTATATTATTGTTATGTTTAAAACGTTTGAATTTATTTCTATTGTACGGTCATTATTTGCTACTGTTGCGCTTAATGTTTTAGATCCTGTACTTGCAAATGAAACCTTAATTAAGTTTAAATCTAATTGTGTTATTGTAGCACCAGCAGAAACTAACGAAGGTACATAATATTCGTTTTCATTATAAACAGTATCTTGGTATATTGTAATTGTTTGCCCTACAGATGCTATTATTTGCCTTTGGTTAAAACCAAAATGTAATTTAGGTACTAAATTTATAGCTCCATTAATTGTGCCACTAGCGTATCTATCATCATCAATAATTGGCGTATAATCGACTTTTATAAGTTCTACTTTTGTAATTCCTTTTTTGATAAAATTGTTTACCTTATTCAAAAGAAAATAACTACTTAATTGTTTTACCCAATATAGCTTACTAAAATCCATATCGGATATGTTTTTTTCGTTTAGGTATATTGAAGCCTCTATTATTTTTGAATAGTTTAAAACAGCTCCTATTGTAGCGTAGTAATTTCTTACAACATCCTCCATTCTTAAATTATAAAAACTTTCAACCGGTACAGTTGTAATTGTTTGATGCGTTCCTAAAACCTTACTACCTATTTGAGTAGGTGATGTAAAAGTATGCGATGCTTCACGCATTAAATAATATCTTTTAGAAAGTCCTTTGTAAGTAATACTTCCACCCTCTTTTATTTCTTTATTCCATACTTTATAAACGTTTGTTTGCAAATCGTGTATTAATGTAGTACGTTCTTTTTCTGGAGCATAAACACGTGAATTAACAACTACTTTGTTGTCTGCTAGGTTTACATTATCAATTAAAATTTCGCTGTTATAATAATCACTTTCGCTATCATTATATTTGTACGTGAAATTATTTTCTTGTGCATAACTACCAAAAATATATTTTTCAGATATTTTTTCCACAAATTTATTATGTTCTCTGCTCCAATCAATTACAGTATTATTTTGTAAAAGTTCCTGTAGTGTTAAAAATCTATAATGATTTTCGTATTTGTCTTTGAATGGAGTTAAACCGAAACGATTAAGTATTTCAGTTATAAAATCTTTAATACTGAAGTCCTTTAATTCATCTGAAAAAGAAACAACTTGTCCTATAAATTGCGAAAAAATTAAAGTAAAATTACCGCTATAAGTAGTATTAATTAACGTATCATAAATTCCTAATGCTACAGGCGGAAACTCAATCGTAATAACATCGCCAATTATAAGGGGAATATCTATTGCACCGTCAAATGTATAACCAATTAAAACGTTGTTTTTTAAAATGCGTGCATAGTTATAAATTTGATATGAAGTAACATTGTTGAAAGGTCCTGTTCTCAAGACTTGATACGTTATAGCTCCGTTGCCAGTTACTTCAATCCTATAACCACCGTCTTCACTTATTATAAATTGCTGTTTGTTTACGTCTTGTATATTGTCAATTACAATAGTCTGGTCAAATTTTAATGGGATTGTTGCTGTAGTTCCTGTTAGTGTTGAAGTGCTACCCTCAAATATTTTAGTAGGTGGTATATTATTCTCTGTAAATTTTGGGTAACTTAACCAAAGATTTGTAAAATCTATAGTATTAAAAACACTTCCGCTGTATGTAAAACCGTTTTCAGTAAATATCTTATTCCATAAATAACTAACCTTTGCACTTGGTACGATGTAATCAATATTTATCCTATTGGTATTGTAAACCATTTCACCGTTGTAATCTGCAACTAAATACTTGTAAGGTAAATTTGATGTAAATGAATTAACAACGTTAGATAAATTTTTTACGTGATCAAGTTCTGTTAAATCTAAATCTGCTAAACTTTTGTTTTCGATTGCTTTGTACAAATCTATATTACCATCGTAAATATTAATCTTATATTCTTTATCGGTACTTTGAATTACAGCCCAACCTTTGTAAACCATACACTCGCCATCATCTGTATAAAGATAGCATTCGTTTTTTTGGTAAGGTAAAAAAGAAGTAGCGCCAACAACTCCTAACATATCAAAAGTCTGTTTGTTTTTATCAGTCTTTTTAATTGAAAATGTGTTGGTATAATTGGTTTGTCTATTTGACAAAGTCAAAATATCATTAACCTGCAAAGTTCTTGAAATAGTTTGCTTATCAGTTAATTCAATATCGATACCATTAATTATTAACCTCATAGCGTTTTAGTATTATTAGCTGGTAATTCAATCGTTAAATTTAAGTTAGTCATTTTTTCTCTTGCGTTTGAAACTCTAAAAGCTCCCGACTTTATTGTAACTTCTAACCAGTCGTTTAATTGTACTACTTCATTTTGTAATCCTGTAAATAAATATACTTTTGGACTTTCTAAAATATCGTTAAGAATTAAAAACTCTTGAGGTGTTATGTTATCTTGTCTTACAGTTATATTATTTTCAGAAGTTTTACCAATAGCCACATAAGGCGAAATCGTATCTACAACGTCTTCATAGTCATTAAAAATTGTGCCTAAATCTTTTGTAGTTAGTGTATCGTTACCTTTGTTAAATAGCCAATAGTTCCATCCACCGAATGAATTTAACCATTTTAAATAATGACCGTCGCAAGCGTCTGAAATCTGCTCTATGTAAAATTCAGTACTATTAATTAGCATTTGATTATATCCGTTTTCTAATGTTATTAATTCATTGCCATTTGAGAATATAATCCTATTAATACGTTTATCATTTGTGTATGTTTCACTATCAACAACATCGTTTGCTATTGCAAAAGTAAATGGTACTTGCGTAAATTCATCAGCAGCATTAACTCCAGATTGTGTAATTTTTAAGTTTAAATTATAAACTGCGCCAACTATTGAAATGCTAAATACTTCATATTGCCAACCGTTTGCAATACCTGAATTAATTTTAATTGTATCTCCAACCGCTATTGAATTAAAAAACGCTTCATAACCTGTTGAATTAAATTTAAAATCCACATATTGACCTACTACTCTAGTCCAGGTATTTGAAGGTGTGTAAAATTTATTTGTTGTAGGTGTTGTTGTAAGTGTATATTCAAATGATTTTAAATACGTTCCTGCTTCAGCTAAAACTGTACCTACTGAAATATTGTTTAAAAGTCCGTTATAATATGTAATATCAAACGGATAGCCTAACCAACTTTTTAAATAAGTAATTGGTTTTAAAAGATATTGACCTGCAACTTGAAAAGGATATTGCGGGTATAATTTTTTATAATCTTGATAGTTTACATAAGCACTTAAAAAGTTGTAAGTAACCGTTTGTGTTTCGCTTGTATCGTTTGTAAAGAATATTTTATAAGTTACTTCAAAATCATTAAAAATATAATCGGTATAATCAATAATCGGATCAACTCCTAATTCTGTAATTTGAGCAATTAAACAATCGTAAGCTTCAAAAGTTCCACCATCATTTAATACTCGAGTTTTAAAATCATTAGCAATAGGTGTTACAATATCTAAATTAGTTTGGTCTGAAAAGTTATTTATACCATTCAATAAAGTTGAAATACTATATTTAAAATTAAAATAGAATTTATTTGCAGGGTCTGGAAATAAAGTAAATACTAATCCATTAAAGGTTAAAGTTGCTTTTCTTACTGTTAAGCTAGAGTTGCTTTTAAAAGTTACGGTATTGTTATTATATGAAAATAATAAATCCGTAAGTGTTAATTGTTTTTCAAATACTATCGCCATTATATTGCTAATTCTTTTGTTAAATTTATAATCTCGGTACTGTATATCATAGCCTGCTCAACTCCTACCTCATCTATAATCTTTTGAATACGTACATCTGTAACCACTTCGCTAATTAATTCCACACCGCCATACTCTTCACGTTTCCAACCTCTTTGTGCTATCTTACGAGCTATTAAAAATGCTAAACTAGTAATTGATATTTCGCCTTGTATTCTGTTTGCTATGCCTTTGTCTTTAATCCATTGTTCTATTGCGCTAATTGGTGGGAACGCTCCAGCTTTACGCCCTGTTTCTAATTGTTGTGCGTAACTTTCGCCCCATAGTTGCGCTGTTAATCCGTTTACTTTTACCTCAAGGGTTTCGGCAAACTTACCACTTGCACGCATTCCTTTTGCATCGTATGCTTTTATTAAATCGTCTTTTAATAATTCAAATTCCTTTGATAAAACTTTACTACTCATAAACTCTAAATTGGAATGTTACCCAAAGCCCTGACATATTAGCATCGAGTACATCAATAGCATCAACGCTTTCAAAACTAACTATATCAATATCGTTGCACCATTTTAACTTTTGCTCTAATAAGTCTAATGATTTTATTAATGGTTCTATTCTTGAAGTGTATTTCGCTTCGCATTGCTCTTGTTCTGTTTCGTTGTGATATTCCTGTGCAAAGTCATCTGGCATTACATAAAAGAAATTACCATTATAAACCCTTGCATTATCTACTACATTGCCACGTCGCAAAGGGAATAAAAGCAAATGCACTTTATCTGGACATAAGTCTGAGTTTGCATCTATTAAATTCAAATGCGACTTATTACCATAGTGAAACTCGGTATCGTTTGCATTACAAACACTTTCTAATATTCTAACTAAATCTGCCATTAACAATATAATTTAATTCCTTTGAAACAACCATTTTTTAATAAGTGCTTAACGTCATCGTATATCTTTTCGGTTACCTTTAAAGATACTTCATTTTTATTTATATGCGTAGGTATTGCACGAATATAATCCCTTAATATTATTTTTGACTTATTACTCATTTTTTACTTTTTAATTTTTGGTATTCCGCTTCTACTTTTGATTGCACATTATTCATACGCAATAAATAAATTATTTCAATATACTTTTTTTCCCCATAGTCAAACGGATAACCTCCATATATCTTTGCTAATTGTGAAAGTGGTAATACATCTCCGAACTCATTAAGCGAATCACCTCCAGCCATCTCCCAAATTCCGATATCTTCGCTAATTGTTTGAAGCAATTGCGTTTCCTTCTTTTGCAAATTTACAAAATAATTGTTTAAATATTTTTTTATTTGAAAAAACTTTTGTAAAGGTAACTCATAAAATTGAATTTCTTCTATTTTTAAAGCCATTTCAAAGATTTTAAATACGTCTTCTACTTCGCTTGCTGTAGATAATCGTTTGAATATATTACGAACCTCGTTATAAGTTAGTTTGTTTATATCTATTTTAAGCCATTCCTTTGCTTTTAAAGAAGTAAAAAGCATTACATAAGGTAATTTATCAACCTCACTTAATTTAGTGTACTGTAATACGTTTATTTGCTTCATACTTTTATACGTATTGAGTTTGCTTTTTTAAGCGTTCCTAGTGTCATCATTTCGTGATATCTCCAGCTGTCAATTGCGTGGTTAAAATCGTCAATAGGTTTGTTTAAAGTAGTTCCTGTTTTCTTGTCTTTATCCCAAGCGTACTTTCGAAGCTCAGATATTAAGTTAGTGGATTGACTTGTTACAAAGTAGTTGTTTTCCTGTATGATACTTATACCATAGTTTATACTGTCAGCTCCTTTTGTAACTGCAATAGCGTTTAAACCGTGCAATTTTAATTCAGCTATTGATTTTGGTTCAGCACTATCACAATACGCTGGCATTTTAGTATTAATACGCTTTGCTATCTGTGAATTGGTTAAACCTTTCTCGTAGCATATTTCGTTAAGTATTCTTTTTTCATTCCATTTATAAACCTCAACTATTGCTGTTGGATCATTTGTATAACCAAAGTCAATTCCATAACCAAGTAAACGGGCATCGTTAGGTATTTTATCAATCGTTTGCCAGTTGTTAAATATAACACCATCAAGCGAACCTATTTGCCCAAGTCCATAAACCTTATACCAATTTTCCCAATATGAAGAAGTAGCTGCTTTTTCTTTTGCTTTTAAAATAAAATTCAATGCACTTTCAGGACAAGCCTCGTTATCTAAATAATTAACAGTTAAAAAATCCACATCGTTATCTTCTTTTAATTCGGTGTGAAACCAAAACTCGTTTACTGGATTCCAATCTAAATAAACTCCTTGCTTTGTTCTCGATGCTAATTCAGTATAAGCGTGAAATGTCATATTATTTGCTTCATTCATATACAAATAATCACGTCTTGCACCTCGTAACTTGCTATCGTTATCAGCACTAAAAAATTCTATTTGAGAACCATTTTGAAAAGTGTATTTAAAATCTGTTGCATTCCATCGGCTATAAACAAAACGATTTGTTTCAATCATTATTTTTTTAAAGTCTTTCATTGCACCACGTTTAAGATGTGGAATGCTTTCAGCAACTACAGATATTTCAGTTAGTTTGTTTTTAGCTGCAATATCAATTAAAACAGGAATCACCCCAAATGTTTTACCAGCTGAGGTACCTCCTTGAATACCTTTGACAAATCTTGTCAAATTCTTTATTTTATTTATTACAGTAGTTCTAACAAACATTAATCAGGGAATAAAGGTTGCTCTGTTATAATAGTGTTTTCAGTTTTTTCAGTAAGGCTATTTAAACGTTGTGTTATACTTGGATTGTATATGCCAGCCATACCACCCTCGATTTGGTCTGTTCTAACTGCTTTGCGTATACGTGAACAGATAGTCGAATATTCTGAATACTTATTGTCAGAGTTTGCAAAATAATCACTCAAATGGCTTATTATGCCTTGGTCATAACACCAACATTCAAAACCATCAATTGTAAGTGGTTTTTCTTTTTCTCGATATACGTCTACTGCATCTTTACCTACCCAATCTTTTACTATAATTGGGTTTGATTTTACATAATTTCTATAATTTGTAAAATGTTCCCATAATATTTCAGGAGTTTCTATGTATTTATGCTTTCCCATAGTAAAGTATTTTATCTACAAATATACAAAAAAACCGATACATTACATATCGGTTTAAATTTAATTACATTTTATTCTGTATTGAAATTCAACACCTTGACCTGAGTTACCTGGAATTACTTTTCCGTTATCAGCGCAGTTGTTAGAATAAAATTCCGTATCGCCATTAAAATACCAAGCTGTTGAAGGTGATAGTATTGGTTTAACCCACGTTTGCTTTAAGCAATTGCAAGGTTTTGTAGTTGGTGTTGTTGGTACTTCATCTGTTGAACACGCTACCATTCCAATAGCAAGTGTTACTAATAATAATATTCTTTTCATAGTTTTAATTTTTAAAAGTTAATTTTTTCCAAAGTTGGTATAGTTCATCGTCTTTTAGATATACTAATTCGTTGTTTGTTTTTCCAAAAGTTATTCGTAATTTTTTAATCATTTTTTTTCTATCCAGGTTGCTTGTTATAACAACCGTTTCAATTGAAATTACTTCTAATCCTTTGTGATGTGCAAATATACGCCAGAGATTTTTCGTTTTTATATCGTGTGCCATACATAATTCTGCTGCCCCTATATAAGTATGCAAGGTTCCGCTTTCGGTTTTGATTACAATTTTATCAATTTCCCTGGTTGGAAAGTACGGCGGTAAGCAATTGAAATCTTTTATGTACTGGGTTTTTTCTTGAATTGTGTAATTCATATTTTATCTTTTTTGAAGTGTAAAACGTTCTTTGATCTGTATAGCGTTTAATCCTTTCCAGTAAGCTATGTACTTAGGCACTTCAAATCCTTTTTTATTGATTATTCTGTAGCCTCTTAATTCGTTACAAAATTCGCAAAATGTTTCTGTCTGTTTCATAATGTTATCTGTTTTTAAATTAAATTAATAATTTTAGCTGTGTAATCAATTTTTAGTGTATCCATATCTGAACAAACTTTTTCAAACTCTTGTCGAGTATTATTTACAAAGCATAATAATCCTTTAATGTAAATTTCGTATCTTGTTGTTGGCATATCTTATTTGTTTTTAAATTGTTTAAGTAGTTGTTTTATTACATATTTATTTTCGTTTCGTAAGTTATCAAATAAGGTTAGCCATTGCCCGAATTTTATTACCTCTTCCTTACTATACATTTTCTTGTCTTGTTCTTGTTGCCATTTAGCAATATCTAACATAGATTTAATAACACTATATCTACCACCTCTGTATCTTATTTCTAAATTTTTAGTGTTCTCAAATAATATTCTTTCTGCAGCTTCTTCAAGTGTTTCTTGTTCGCATAAATCTTTAGCTTCCTTTTCAACTTGTTTAGCTATTTCAATATTTCCATTTTCATCTAACCAATTATTAATTATGTTAGGTTCTTGTTTACCAACGAAAGTAATAGTAATACCTTTTTCTTTTTCTTTTTTCATAACTATAAAATAAAAAATAATGTTGTAAAAAATACTACCCAATAAACTGTAATTAGTAATACGTCTGATAATGTTAGTTTTGCTTTCATAATTAATAAAGGTTTACTATAAATGTTTCTCCTGTGCAAGTGTTTTTATAAGTTGTTTCTGCAAATGTAACACCGTTGAAATCTTGTTTAAGTTTTTCTTTAACTACTACGTTGGTACAATTTTCTGTTTCTGGTTTTGAACAACTTACTACTGTTAGTAAAAATGCTGCGAATAAAAATACTTTCATAATGTTTTGTTTTAGATTTCTGTTGCTTCTTTGATTAGTTGATATGATTTTGCCATTTCATTTGTAATATATTTTGGTAAATCATTATTTTCATTATAAATACTAATAGCCCCATATAATTCTTTCAACATTTCCAACATTTCAGGTGCTTTTGATATTAGTAATGCGTTGGCTTCATATTCTTCAATGTTTTTATTTATAGCACAAATACTTTTTATTGGTGATTCTGTTTGTATTTCACACCAAGATACATTGCTTAATAAATTCCACTTTCCTTTTGTTCCTTTAAATTCCATAATTTTAATTTGTTTTAAATTATTTGTTATTTAATTACAGTGCAAAGATTATATAAAAGTTTTTTAAAATAAATTTTTTTATTTAAAAAGTTTTTTCTATAACACAAAACTTTCAGCGTAATTTTTACATAGTTTTAATAAGTTTACCTCTCTAACAATCAGGTCATTACCTATGTTTTCCCTTATTAAAAATATTTCTTTTTTATATTTTTTATCAACTTCCAAAAGGTTTTTAATAGTTTTCTCACCGTGAATAGCCGTAGCGTGGTTCCTGTTCACAAGTTCAGCAATTTCATCGTAGGACTTTAAACTATGTTTTCTGGCTAAATAAAAATATACTTGTCTGGCGTGTGAAATTTTTGATAACCTTGACTTCCCTATTAATTCCTCAGTTGTTAGATCATAGTAGTTTGCCACTAATAGCAAAATTTTATATAAGTTTAAATGTATCATACTATTTTTTCTGAGTTTAATTCTAGGTACTTATTAAACAAATCGATTAACACTAGTTTTTTGGCTCGTATTTCAATTTTTAATTTCGCGCTATCGTTTGGGTTGTTTTCTAAAATACTATTCAATACGCCCTGGATATTTTTTCTTTTTATTTTATCTGGTTCCGTTTTGCCTTGAAGTTCAATTTTTAATTCCTCAGCCGCCTGGGTGAGTTTATTTTCAAAATACATTGATAGTTTTGGCGTTTGTACCGTAGGTGTTTTTATTATTCCACGTTCGATAAGTTCTGAAAATATATGCGTATATGGTTCGCTTACTTGCTTAGTGTTTACATAATGCAAATATTTTTCATTTATAGCATTAGACATTATTTCAAATTTTTGCTCTTGTGTGAGTGCGCTTTCCATATCGGTATTTTGATTTGAAATATTTAGTTCAATTTTTTTATCGTGTTTCCAATTCTGGTATTTTTTAAAAACCTTAGCAATATACGACGCATTAAATAATTGAAAATGCTCTGTAGTTTCTTTGTACTGTCCGAACCTTTCAAGTTCAAAAGCCTTAATCATTTCTTCCAGCGTAAAACTACTCCAGTAGCCGTCAAGCATATTGATAATATCTTGCTTTGTAAAACTATCAATTGGGTTTTTAATTTCCATTAAAATTGACGTTTGCGCTATCCAGCCAGAAACTAAAAAAATAAAATTCGGATCACTTTTGATTTCTTTAATTTTTTTGAAATCGTAACTTTTTTGTATAAAAGTTTTAGTAGGCAAATTTATTTCGTTTTGAATTTCTTCTCGCTTTTGTAAATAAAAGTTTTCTGAATTTGAAATTTGAATTTGATTTTCCATAGTTTTATTTATTTTGTAGGCTCGGAACATATAAGCCAGTTGTATCTAAATTTTGTTGAATGGTTTCCATTGTTTGCCTTCCAGCAACTACTTTTTCTTTTTGCGCGGAATTTTTTTCTTTTTCCATTTCTGTGTCATACCAGGACCATTTAAAACCTTTCCAATCTTTTACAATTATAAATTCTAAAATTTCGTTCAAATCAAAATTTCTTTTTTCAATTTCTTTTATAAAATTATTGAAGGCCGTTTCTGTATTTGACGCGTTTTTTGCTTTTCTGACTTTCAACCAGTCCGAAACTAAATTTTTATGAAAGCCGTATTTGATTAAAGAATTATAAAATGAAAAAGGCAAAGCCGTATTAATATTTTCATCTTCTTTTATTTCATCTTCTTTTATTTCATCTAATCTTATCTTATCTTCTCTTATGCCTTTTGTTTCGCTTATGGTTTCGGTTTCGTTTGGGTTTTCATTCGGTTTCGTTTCGGTTTCAGTTCGGTTTTTTTTAGGCCTTCCGCCCTTGCTACCATTGGCTGAATTGGTTTTGCTTTTATTTTCAACTTCATTAAGTTGATTGTCTAAAAATTTAATAAATATATTGTTTTCTATTAAATCAATAACACCCTCGCCAATAAGTTCTTCGAGTTCTGTTTCGTGGTTTAACCTTCTTAAAAGTTGCTCTTTTGTAAGTTGGCAACCTCTTTGCCAATAATAACTACAAATGTTAATGAATAAGCCCTGGGCTGATAAACTACAAAATGAAATATCCTTAGTTAAATATTCCGCTGGCTCAAATTTAAAGTACGGTAATTCCTTAGCCATTTTTGCCTCCTTTCATTTTTGATTGAACGTGAAGTAATACGCCAATAAATGAATGTAAGTTTTCTTTTGATAATGAAAATCTTTCCTCTGTTATTAATTTTTTTTCAGATTTTGAAAAAACCTCGATTTGAACAACTACCTCTCCGTCAAACTCTAAGATACTTAAAATTCTATCGCAATTGTAAAGTTCGTTAATAATTGAATGTTTCATAAAATTAATTTAATTTAGTTAATAAAAAAATCCCATTCATTTGGTAGAGTTGTGGAACGTACCGCCTGAATAGGATTTTGTATAATATTTTCACTTTTGTAATGCGTTCCACTTCATTACTGTTCAGCAAATATAGAAAAAAAAATTTAGATACCAACAATAAAACTATGAAAATTTATTTGGTATGCTCTGTAAATAAAATTCGGTTCTTTTTTTAAGGCCTTCCAGTCGTTTAAATACATAGTCTTAACCTCAACGCAGACGCCTTTCATATCCAATTTTACAACCTCAACTTCTATCATTATTTAGTATTTGCCCAGAGTTCTAAATATAGATCAATAGCGCCTTGCTTTTCTTCCGCTGGTAAGCTATGTTTACAATAAGTATAGGCATTTCCGTATTTGTTTTTTGAATTTAATTTTATGGTTTCTAATTTCAAACCAAAATCTAGTTTTAAATTACTTATTCTGGTTCTGAAACCAGACATCCAAGCGAAATCAAATATTGAAACGTTTCCTTGCAAAATAAGTGTCAATAAAACTTCTTGTGTGGCCGTTTTAGGTTGCGGCAAACCTTGAAATAAATCATTCATATTGTGAAATTTTAAATTTAATATACTCAGTACCCTTCGGTACTACTTTTTTTGAAACTGACAAAGAATAAACGTCTCTATCATTTATGTTATACTTCTTTTGTAAAACGTCAATAAACGGTTTTAATGGATTGTCTATGTCTGCCAGTACCGTACTGAAACCAAACTCAACAACTATTGAAAATTTGTCAAATTTAAACGTTTTTTTTGGTAGCATTAATAACATATCACGCTCGTACTTCTTGTAAGATATGGTTTTAAAACGACGCCCTTGCCAGCATTCATTTACTGACAAGGGCTTTATGTTTATTTTATACATTAATTTCAAAATTTTTGGCTATTTCCAAGCTCAAATTGGTTAAATACTCCCTTGACTTTTCAATTTGTGAGTATAACGTTTTGATTAAGTTTTCATCTTTTTGAATAGTGAATATTTTTACTCGTAAATTTTCTGGTATTTCTCTAAATTTTTCAAACCATTCCAATTTCACCGCAGCATTTTCTTCACAAAAATTCATTAAGCCCTCGTTAGTGTAAATCATATTTGAAACGATTTCAGTAACTAACTTAATACTTTCTGGCCTAATATTACCGTCGTTATCCATTATATTAAATTTCCAGTCCGCACGCCTTAATTCATCGTTAATCATTTTAAACGGCGTATCTACTAAACAATAAATAAGTTCGGCCTCGTTTAAGCCGTTTAATTCCATATATCCGTTCAACTGGCAAATATAATCGTTGTTTTTAATTTCAGTATCGTAAAACGGAAAAGTAGTATAGTCCCAGGAAGATTTGATATCACGAACCTTGCCTTTGCAATTGTCTGGCGTACCGCAAATAAAATCATTTTTAAAAAAATCTTCGTTCTTGTAAAATGGAAAATTTGAAACCTTTGAATATAAAGTCAAAGATTGTTCTTCAACTTGTATTCCTTTGTCAAGGTATTTGTTTTTTAGAGCGTTTCTTCTTTTGAATAAAACTTGTTTATGAATTTCATCTAAATAGTTTTTTGTAGTTACGGAAAGGTCGTTTTTAGCGTTTTTCTTAGCCAATAATTCACCTAAGGTAACAATTTGCCTTTCAGTAATTTTACGTTCCTTATTCTTTTCCAATAGTCTTTGAAGTTCTGCCTCTTGGTTTGAAGTTAAGGCTGGTTTTATACCAACCATTAACTTTCCAAGACTTGAACATCTAAATAAATAATTCTCGAAATTTAAACTTGTATTTGACATATAATCTTTGTTTTGTTTTATTTTAATTTTTATCTTTTTATACTCCAGGCTTGCAGCGTATTTGCGTACTGAGTTACTCCGTTTTTATCCTGGTAACTTCTGCCGCGTAAATTGAATGAAATTGTTATAATTTCTTCCAGGTTGTATGCGTCTATTAAGTCGGTTCTATCCTGGTGCAACTCTAATTTAATTTGCTGAGGGTAGTTTTCTTGCGTTTCAATAACAATATCACGTTTTGCGAATTTTTCTGTTACTTGTTGCGTTTCGCCTTTGTAGATTAATTTTCCAGTTACTTCCATTTTTATTTTGTTTGTTGGTTAATAATTAGTTGATTTTCAATATTTATAAAATGTTTTTCTAATCTTGTAAAAACTTCTTGCGGTACGCTATCTTTTAATTCCATATAAGCGTCAAGGGTTTGCACCTTATTTAAAAAGTCAAGGGTTCTTTTATCTTCCTCACTGGCGTTTAATTCATTCAAGTCAATTGGCTCGTTGTCTACAAATTTGTAGCCAGTTTCACTAATTACGCTTTGATCTGTTTCCTGGGCTTTTTGCATTTCAATACTCAAAGGCGCAAAACCACTATTCAAATGTAATTTAACCACGGTTTTTTTAGCCATTTTTTCAAAGTCGTCTTTCCATAAACCAGTACCGTATTTAGCAAAGTTTTTAGAGTATTTTTTAGCGTGCTTTTCAATATCTTCAATGCTTAAATAAAACGTATTTTCAAAGCCGTTAAGCAATTGAAAATAAGACGCATATCCAATAACCTTTTCAGACTTTTTTTCTTTCCAATTAAAGTGAAAACCGCCAAAACTATCGTCTTCAACTAACTGGCCTTCATAAATTGGTTTTACTTCCAGGTTTTTGTACTGGTTTGAGTTGATTGCTAATTGTCTGAAACCTTTGTAACCTATTTGAAATTGTGCTACATCAACAAAATCGTTTCCTATTTTTGTTTTGTATGGTATAATATAGGCAAAACCTAAATTATTGTTAATTGGTAGGCCTAAACTCGTTGCGGTTAAACACGCGTTGAAAATAGAGGCTGGCTCACAATTTTGTAATTGGGTGTTTGAATTAAACAAAGACAATGCGCTTGTTATAAATTGCGCTTTTCTTTCGCCCAAAACTTCTTCAATTCTTTGTTTGGTTGTAGGGCTATCCAATAACGCTGAAAAACCCTTCTTTTGTGCTTGTACGTTTGACATAAAATTTTTGTTTTAATTATTAATAGTTAGCAAATATAAAAAATTATATTTATACTAAAAAATTTTTTTAGTATTTTATTTCTATTCAAATATAAAAATTCTTGTTGCTCTTTCGCTAAAAACGTGTTTACCATCGTGAAACAAATCTTCAACTACGTTTTGTGTATTTGGTCTATCGCATAAAACAGCGTAATGTATTTGGCAACCAGCAATTATAATATGGTTTTTTTCACTTCCTAATTTAGCAAACCAATTAGAACTTCTAACATTTGTTTTTATTCCTAAAATAGCATCGCTTACTATTTCTACTTCTCCCCAAGCTGATTTATATTGTTTTCCGTTAGGAGCAATAAACCATTCGTCTGTTGTAATTAAATATTTTCCTTTCATAATTATTCGCTAATTCTTTGATAATTTTTTCTTATAATAGTATCTATTGGATACGCTAACTGGTTTAAATAAGTTGATTTACTTACTTCTTTACTTTCAAATACTGCATCTATCATTGGCTCGAGTGCATTTTCAAACGCTTTGCCTTTGTCTATAATTTCTTTTGCAAGTACGCTGTTTGCACCTATATCGTTTAATTCCGAAATTAACATATAAGATAGTACAGCTATTTTGTGGCTGCTTAAATTGTGCTTTTTGTTAGTTGGTATTTTCATATTAAAAAAGTGTTTCTTGTTTTTGATTAATTAAAGTTTTTGCAAATCCGTATTCCTCAATATCTTTTAACTTTTGATATTCCTCATCAATCCAATGTGTAGATAGTTTATAAAAGTCTTTTTTAATTTCAAAACCATAAGCACGTCTTTTTAATTCTTGTGCAGCAATTAAAGTACTTCCACTTCCAGCACAAGGGTCAATAATTACATCGCCTGGGTCTGTAAAAATTCTAATTAAATTTTTCAATACTTCCTGTGGTTTTTGAGTAGGGTGTATTTTATCGCTATTTGTATCACGAACCCAATCCATACAATTAAAAATCATTTTTTTATTGTTATTAAATTTAGGTAATTTTTCACGATATAAAATTAAAGCGTATTCACAATTACCTACAACTTTCATATTTGCTTTTAATACCTGTGCAGAAAAGTTTTTGCGGAATACTAAATTTATATAATGGTTAAATCCGTATTTTTTAGCTTTTTCAATCAATTCAAATTGCTGTTCAAATTCACAAAATACAATCATACAAGGACTTTTTCCTTTTTCTTTTGGCTCTTTAACTAACATAGTTGAGCAAAAGTGTAAAAATTCTGTAATTCTAAAATCTTTATCTGTATCAAAAAATTCTTTATTTGCTAATTCGCTTTCTCCATTTGCGTTATCACCGTCTTTATACCAAGCAGGGTTTGAAGCGTATGCGTTATTACCTAAATTATAAGGTATATCTGCAATTACTAATTGTGCTTTTGGTATAGCATAGGTTTTAAAGTTTTGAAAGTGGTTATTAAATAATTGTGCTTTCTTCATAATATTTGTTTTATTTTCCATTTTATTTAGTTTTAAATTTTAGTTATCATATCACATTCCACTAACATTATATTATCTTTCAGCAGTCCTTTTTCTTTTAAAATATTCGCTAATTTAATAGCAAAGTTTAAATTGTATTGCTTACGTTTTTGGTAAGATATTAATTGACTGCTAACTCCTGTTAGTTTGCTTAAACGATAAGCGGTTAATTGTGTTTGTTTTAGTAATTGATTGAGTGCGTTCATAGTCCTTTTTCTTTTTTAAATATTTCTAATAGTTCTTTTATTGTAAATTGTCCTACTGGTTTGTCATCTGTGTCAATAACCCAATTCGCAAAATCAATAGCGTAATCATCTGCTATTTTTTCGCATTGTGTATCTCTAAATATAATATTTGGATTTGTATCTAACCATTGCTTAAACTTTTCTTTCAGTGTCATTTTATCTGTTTTTTAAGTTGTTCAATAGTTGCCTCTAATTCTTTATTTTGCTTTTCTAATTTTGTAATGTAATCTTCTATTTTAATAAAAGCCAAACCTACTTCTGTTTGTGCCATTACTTCAAAATCTACTGCTTCGGAATGATAAAGTTCATTAACTTCAATACCTAATTCTTCTAAATCTGTTCTAAATAAATTATTCATATCTTATTTTTTAAATGTTTCGTTGTAAATATCTTCATATACTTTATATGGTAATTCAATATGTACAAAAACTTTATAAGCATCAATAATCTGTTGCTTTTCCATTTCTTTGGCTTGTTCAATTAAATCTTTAAGTATTGTAGCTTTTGGGTTTATGTCAAGTTCTTTTAATAACCATTCTACTGCTGTCTTTCTCATATCTTATTTTTTATATTTTATTGTTGTTTTATCAATTAAAAATCTAACTTTAAACCTTCCCAATGCATCATTTTTTATAGTTTGCTTGCAATTTTCTCCAAGTTTTTTTTTAAAATCAATAGCGTTTTTTTCACTATAAAAAACTTTTGTAGCATATTTTTGTGGGAATTTACATCTATTAATTGCCATCGAATAAATCTGTTAAAGGGTTAATGTCAAATCTTTTTGAGTTGGTTTCTTGCAATAAATACAACACGTGTTCCATTTTTAAACTTGTCCAAGCAACCTCGCTTTTTAAATCGTTTATTAAATTAGTTGCAGTTGTTGGATAAAGTCTTTTAGTTTCTTTCAACTTGTTTCTGTTTTCTTTTGATAATTTTTGCCAAAGTGTTTTCATAGTCTATTTGTTTAAAAAAGTTAAATAAGCCTTATACGCTTCATATACTGCTTGTATTTGTTTAAAATCTTCTGTGTTTCTTTCAGTTGAGTAAACTTCATTACTCGCAAAGAAACTATCCCAATCTTCAATAGTTTTTACTTTACAACCTATTTGTATTTTATCGCCAATAATAGAATGATCCCACTTACAAAAAATAGGTAAGTATGCTGTGTCTTTATTTTCGGCTGAACGCAAGTTGGCTGAATGCAAGTTGGCTGAACGCAAGTTGGCTGAATGCAAGTTGGCTGAACGCAAGTCGGCTGAATACAAGTTGGCTGAACGCAAGTTGGCTGAATGCAAGTTGGCTGAACGCAAGTTGGCTGAACGCAAGTCGGCTAAACGCAAGTTGGCTGAACTCAAGTCGGCTGAACTCAAGTCGGCTGAACGCAAGTCGGCTGAATGCAAGTTGGCTGAATGCAAGTTGGCTGAACGCAAGTTGGCTGAATACAAGTCGGCTAAACGCAAGTCGGCTGAACGCAAGTCGGCTGAATACAAGTTGGCTGAACGCAAGTCGGCTAAACGCAAGTTGGCTGAACTCAAACTAACTTTTTCTTGAACCGCTTTTTCTACCGCATCTTTAATAGTTGCGTTTTCTGCTTCATAGGTAAATAATACATTACCGAAAATACTTTTAATTTCAATTTTTGTTTTCATAATATTTTGTTTTAGTTATTAATTGATAGGGCAAATATAAAACGTTATATTTTGTTTTAAAGTTAATGTGCGTTACAGTCGCACCCCTGTTTTATTTTTAGTTAGTTATTTCAATTAGTAATTCTTCTGTTCTTCCGCAAACTTTATAATGTTTTACAATTTTTTTAAAAACACTAACACATTTTAATGGTTCATAGTATCCTAATTTGATTGCTTTTAAATACTGCTCTGCTGTTAATCTAATTGTTTCCATAATTATTTTGTTTTAAATTGTTATTTGATAGGGCAAATCTACAAAACATTATTTTAATAAAAAAATATTTTACTAAAATAATTCAAAAAAAAGAGCTAATTTTTTGTTAGCCCTTGAAAACATTGGTAAAAATATTTTAAAATAATTTTTTGTAGTAGCCAAATCCGATACGTTTTTCTGTGTCAAATGAAAAATTAAGTATATTACCTCGTTTATTCTTAATTCCAATTCCTGCAGAAAATAGCGGTTTATCTAATAACAAAGTATTTGCAACATTTACACCTATGTAAAAGTTGTTTCTTTGCTTCGGTGCATCTACTTCTAAAGTTTGTGCCTTAATAGTGTAGTCAAACTTTATAGCGTGTATTTTACCGCTTACTTCACCTGAAACATAAGCGTCAATATAACTATCTTGAAATCGTTCCTTAAAAGCGTTTATTTCGATTGCTTTGTTATACGCTTGTATTTGTTGCAAACTATCCATTTTCATAAACTCTAATTGCATTTGCTGGTTTTCTTCAAATAATTTGTCTATTTGAGCCACATAAAAGCCAGTTCCTGAGGTATCTTTTACCGTTTTAGTTATTGGTACGTGTACTATATTGGTTTTAATAATAGTTTCACCTTTGACTTCTTTTGTAATTACCTTAATTTTCTCTGCTATTTGTGGATCAGTATTGTACCCACGAAAAAATAACACGATAAAAAATAATATCCAACCTAGCCAAGTTAAATAATTTATTCTTTTATTAGTTGTTTCCATAATTATTTATTTTTTTGTAAAATTACAAAAATTTGTTTATATTTGTTGCTTCATAATAAATTGTTTTAAAATGGTATGCGAAATTAATTTTTTGTGTACCATTTTTTTTATTACATTTGCACAACCAGTAAAAGAAATTTTAATGGAAGATTTCGGGGGAAATCTAAAAAGCCACTATTAATTTAGTGGCTTTTTTTATTGTTGTTACCAACGTGCTTTTATTTTTCTGCAATCATAATGCACCCAGCTTGGATATATTCCTATTCCACCTTGTGTCATTTTACCATTTGCAATTAAACCCTCAATCACTTTTGCTACTTCTTTTGGTGTCATTCCTTTTACTTTAATATCTGCAGCAGTTCCTTTTATATGTTGGCTATCTTTTGCACCGCCAATCTTTAAATTGTATTTAGGACTTCTATATCCGCTTGTAATAGTAATTGTTTTGCCTACTGCATCACGAAGTACCTGTAAATTTTTAGCTAACTTAATAATGTTTATCATTACATCGTTAGGCATTTCAGAACCATCTTTACAATTAAATTCTTCTAAACTAAAGTTTGTTGTTATCTTTGCCATTATTTCGTAAGTTTATCAAATTCAGATTTTAAGGAGTTGTATTTGCGTTCCCACACTCGAAGCTCTTTTCGTAGTTCGCTATTTTCTTTTCTTAATAATATCACCTCTGTTCTGACCTCTTGCATTTGGTCTCGCATATCAGCATAACGACTTTCAATATCTTTTACAAAATTTTCATAAACAGTTTGCATAGAAAGCACCGCATCGCTATTCGCTTTTTTTTCTTCTATTGATTTCATTTTTTGTCCGCCAAAGAAAGCTATTATTGAGCCACCTATACCAGCTAATATTTGCCAGTTTTCCATTAGTGTTTTAACCATTTTTTTATTATTTGTAGGTTTTTAATATATTGTATTGAGGTAAAAGTTGCTATAAAGAAAATATCGTTTAAAGAATAGTTTGTTTCATTGTTAAACAAAAGTACATAAATATTGTTAAATATAACTGCAAGGAATATTTTTTCAATTAGTAAGTTTTGTTTTTTGTATTCAATTGCTAATAAAATAATAAGGCAATAAATAGATACTTTTAATTTAAACCAATTATAATAATCGGTTGCATAAAAAAAATCACAAATTAAATAATTTGTAAAGTATAGTGTTATTATTAATATGCCTATTAACTTATTATTCATTAGAATTTTTTAGTAGGTACGTTTGTGTTAAACGGATCTGAATTATCTACTTCCCTCGCCATCATATTAAGCTTTTTACTAACACTTGGTAAATATAAAGCCAATAATAAACCTGTTAATTTTATCCACGCAATAGCAGTAGAAGTTAAACCGATTTGTAATAATACTTCAAATTGCGTATCAGCTAAAGCAGTTAAAGCAATTAAAATAGGTGCGTACTTAATAAGTAGTTGTTTCATTTGTATTTGTGTTTTGGTTAGTTTCATTATAATCGTTTGTGTTAAATCCTAAAAATGCGTGTTTTACGTTTGTTGGTGTTACCCTTGCAGTTCCGAAATCAATAGTTTGTGTTACCATAATGTCGAAATGGTAACCATCTGCGTAAGTTGGTTCTGTTATTTCGTTAAAATCTTCATCGTATGTGCCACTTGTTAAAACAATTATTCCTAATTCTACAACCGATTGCGTTATAGACGTGTTATTTTCGTTTGTATCAATTACACCCTTTGCAATTAAATCAGTAATTGCTTCGGTTCTATCATTGTATTTTAATTTATAAATCATTTCATTACTACGTTTTTAATTCGACCTTGCGACATTGTATAAGTGCTTGGAATAGTTGTTATAACATTTGTAGTACCATTTTCAAACGTTTCTTTAATTTCAGTTAAACCCGTTGTAGGTGTTAAAGTAATTACATCTGCGTTTCGTGTTACACTTGCTGAAGTTGTAGGAATGTATGAAGTAGCGTATGAACCTGCTTCGATTTGAGCACCCCAAAGATATAAATTATTAATATTTTCGTTACTATCAAAACTCCATTCTAATCGTGTTTGTGAGCTTAAATAAGATTTTGTAATTGAACAACAATACCAACCATTACCATAATTTTCAATTTTGCCTGTGCCACTTGTAATAGTTCCTAAATTTAAATTAAAAACTACACCTGTGCCAAAGTAAAAAGTTTCTCTTATTCTTAAAATATTACCTGTTCCTTTTTTAGCAAAAACGCTAATTGTGTAATCGGAATTTATTGAATTAGTTGCAAGAAAAGATAAAACATTTGTAGAAGATGTATAACTACATAAATCTGCAGTTAAATTTCCATCAGGAGCTGCTATTGAATTTGTAGTAATTGTTGTATTTACATTATACCAACTTGCATTGCTAAAATCTTGAGAATTTAAAAGTAAATTAGTTCTTTGCGGCTCAACTAATATACTCGGACATCCGCCACCTGTATAATCAATTCTCGGTACGTTTGCACCTACTGTTTCAATCACTCCGTTAGCGTTTACCCTTGTAGCACTTGTGGCACGTACAACGTTTAAATCTGCACCTTTTACAGCGTATAGTTTACCTGCTTTAAAACCATTTGGCGTAATATAAATTGAAGCATCGTTATAATTCATTATAAATTATCTGTATGTGGGATTAAAAGACTTGCTTTTTTAACTCCGTTATTAATAATTGTTAAATCTTGTTCAATTCCTGTTAAATCCGTATTTACTAAAGTATCTGTTTTAGCTTTTATAGCATCTAATTTACTTTGAGCAGTTGCATCATCATAATTATTTAAAGTATCTACTTTTGTTTTCACATCTTGTACGCTTGTTTCTTTGGCTAATATAGTACTATTTTCAATATCTACCAAACTAGGTTTATCACTTAAGTTTGATTGAACTGCATACATTGTGCTTTCAATAACATCAACATCGGTTTGCAACGCATCTAATTTAGTTTGCGTTGTAGCATCGTCGTAATTATTTAAAGTCAATACCTTTGTTTTAATATCTTGACTTGTTGCTTCTAACGCTAAACCGCTTATATCAGTTGTTGGTATTTCGCTAATGGCTTCTAATACTTCCGCTTTTGCATCTAAAACGTTTTGCGGTGTTGCAGGATCAATATAATCCGCATCGGCTAAACGTGTTGAAACTTTTGCATCTAAATTTGTATCTACTTTTAAAGTAAGCTCGTCTAATTTGTCAATAGTTGCTAATAATTGCGGTGCATCTG